ATTATTTGTTTAACGTGGCTTTTTGCAAGAACTTCAACTACCCAAATATTATTTCCACAGTTCCATTCATTAGCTTTTAATCTACAAGACATTTCAAATCTTTGTTGTACGTTATCACTAAGGTAAGCCCAATTAGTAAAACCTACATCTTGATTGCCTACTCTATGAATTTGGTACTGGTCTAAATTTAAAGATGGTGTTAGCATTTTAACTAATTCTTCGTAACTATATTTATCAAATCTTTTAAATTGTCTATGCAGATGAACTGTTCTATATAAGTCATTCATTAAACTGAACCCCACTTAATTTTTTTAGCAGTCTGACTTGCAAACTCCATTCCTTTGTCGTTAGGAAAAAATAGTTTTTGTGAGTTCTCAGCAGTTCTTCTTCCTGAAATCCTTTCAAAGTCTGCCCAATGTGATGAGATAATAATATTTACAGATGATGTCGTTGCGTTTTCTTCTAATGTAAAACTAGATATTCTTCCGTCAAATAAAAGAAATGGGTCAGCTATAAGTGCCTGAGAGTCATTTAAAAAACCTCTATAAACTTTTGCTTCTTTATTCATGTAATTATTATTTAACAAAAGACTTATGATTGTAGTATCTGCACCTGAGAATTTAAGTGTTAATGCGTTTACTGCAATATCAGCATTTTCTTGAACTTCAGAACTTCCTAAGAATAATGATGAAGCTGTATAAGTGTTACCATCATAACTTAAATCTTTATAGTGATCTGTGTAATAAGTTCCTGTGCTAATTCCAAGATATACAAGTTCAACTGGATTAAGTTTATTGGTTGCTAATTCAGTTATTAAATCTGCTGTTAATGATCTAGTCATTAAAATATCTCTATAAGATCAACTTCGTATTGGAAATAATTTTCTGTGCTAATATTAAATTCTTGAATATCTCCAGTAAGTCCAACAGTAAAATCTACATTAGAATAAATTAAAATTGCGTTATCAGATACATTTGCTCTTAATGGTGGTTCAAAAGTTAATGTGCCTTGACCAGAACCATTAGATGATACATCTGCCATAACCATATAAACTTTTGTTTGACCAGTAAATCTAAATAAATCTCCAGCTTTAAATACTCCTGAAGTGCTGTTTGCCATACCATCTATTGCTACTGAAGTAACTCCTGCAAGAATAGCACCATTAACTCTAATAACTCCTGAAGCAACTCCAAGAGCATCATCAATAGTTGGTGGAGTAAATGTAAATGATTCTATTTGTGATCTTTGTTTCATTACAAAAGCAAGTATTGGTGCAAACTCAGTTCTTGTCATAATTGGAAATCTTACTCGTAATCTAAATCTTTGTCCGTCTATTTGTCTAGCTTGTCGTCTGCCAGATGCAGTTGTAGTTACAATAGTATTTTGATTAGAACTAATTGCTACATCTCTAGGTGCTGGGCTTGATGGGAATGTTCCACTCATACGATATTAGATTTTCCTTTTTGATTAGCACCTTGATTAACTAAGTTAATTATAGTTGCTCTATTATCAATTAATAATTCTCTAATACCTCTAACATCATTTGCTTGAATATTAAAATTAATATTCATTCCATTTGCACCTAAATCTTGATTAGGCAAAATAGTTCCATTTGATGAAGGTATAAACATTTCTCTACCACGTTCTCCTACTGTGATTGGCATACCACCTCTAACAGAACCACCTTCTGCAAAAGAACCTTCTGTTCCAGTAATATCTCCACCACCAAATAAACTAGCACCTATTTTAAATAAAGAACCAAATAAATCACCACCACTATCAGTTGCTTGTCTTTGATTAAGTAAAGTATTTTGTTTTATAATTTCTGCTGTTTGTTGTTTGGCAATAAATAATCTTATTTGATCTAAAGCTATTAAAGACAATCTAATTATCTGTTCTTCAATTAATCCTGAAAGTATTTTTACTAAAACTTTTTGTGATAATTCTCTTAAAGAGTCTGTTAATTTTTTTCCTAAAACAATAGATTCTGCAAGAGCAACTGAAATATTTTTTATACCAGCAACAGCACCTTCAGCAATAGTTCTGTTTAGATTTTTAAATGCTAAATCAGCTAAAGTAACTTGTCCTTGTAACTCTCCTTTTAAAATACCAATTAATGTTTTATCTTTAATTTCTGGTGGTGCTTTTGTTCTATCTTCATCTTCGCCTACTGTTGGTGAAGTATCTATAGTTATTCCTGAACCAAAACCAACAACTTTTCCTAATCCTTTTGCTACTTTATCTAAAGTACCAAGAACTAATTTTAATGAATTATTTAATAATACAAGTCCAACATTAGCAAGTTCAGTAACAAAATTTAATAATGTTCCAAATAAAGCAATTATTGGAGATAAGGTTTTAAGCAAATCACCAAAAGTTTTTAGCAATTCTTTAAATGAATTTGCAAATCCACCATCTGTTGCTATTAAATCTGCAACACCTTTAAAGTTTTCTAGTAAGTTTTTAATAACATTACTTAAATCTCCTGCTCTTAATGCGGAAGCACCACCAAATGTTTTTGCTAATCCTTTTTCTAATGCTTCTAATATAATTGCTGAACCTTCTGCGTCATCAGCAAATTTTGTTAATTGTGATCTTGTTAATCCTAATTCTCTTTCCAATATTTGAAATACTGGAATACCTTTAGAAGCTAATTGAGATAAAGATTGTGCACCTATACCAGCACCAGTAGCACCTTTTGCAAATAATCTTGTTAGATCATTTAATGTATCTAATGAATTTGCTGTTGTAGAAGCAGTATCAATAAATGTTCTTAGTAATTGTTCTGTTGGTTCTAATCCAGCATTTTGTAAAGTAATAAATGCGTTAGATAGTTCTGATGTACTAAATTGAGTTTCCTTAGATAAATTTCTTAATAAACTAAATGCTCTTTGACCACCTTCAAGTGAACCAGTTACAAATCTTAAAGTTGTTCTTAAATTTTCAAATTCTTTTGTTATATCTATTATTGAATTTACTAATGTACCTATACCTAATCCAATTAAAGCAGTTCTTAAACTAAGTATTGAACCCTTTACACTATTAAATGCTTTAGATGTATTATCAATCGCATTAAGCTTTATGTTTAGTTGATTGTCTAGTGCCATAGTGTAGTTTTTCTTTTTCTGCCTTTACTTTAAAGTAAGCTATCCAATAATAAAATTCATCTTGTGTAAAACACAAAACTTCTTCCATACTCAATTTTAACTCTTGACCCAAAGCAAGTATGGAATACAACTCAGAATCAACTCTTACTTTTTTTCAGCTTCCTCGTAAGAAATACCATTCAACATTTCTGTTGCTAGTTTAGCTATAACATTTGCATCAGCATTATTCAATAATACTTGTTTGTCATCTAGCTTAAATATTTTATTTCCGTCTGAGTCTTTTGCTTTAAGAACTATTGCATCTACCAATACTCCAAGATCATCATTCTTTGCACCTTTGAAAAGATTTCTTTTTTCTCCTAGTGTAAATGGTGAACAATATATTATTAAAGGTTTGCCTTCCTCGCCCCACTCAGCTACCTCTATTTTTTTGATTCCTAAAGACTCAAATTGTGTCTTAATTCTATCTATAATTTGCATATTTTTACTTCCTCTATTTAATTAATTATTAAACTGTTGATAATGATAATGTACCAGTTCCAGTAAAAGTCATTTCTGCTTCTACTAATCCATCAAAAGATGCACTTATATTGTAAGCTGTTACAACTGCATCACCTTCGTAAAATTTATCCCCTGAACTTGCACCTTCTGGGAAAACTTTAATTGCAATTTGAGTGCCTACAACTATTAATAACTGTCCTGCGTCTGCTTCATCAAAAAATAAACTTGCTGAACCTGAAAAACCTTTCATTCCAACTTTATATGTTCTTGATGCGTCACCCATTGAAGTATCTTCAATAGTGTCAGAAGTATTTTCTAAAGTATAACTTCTTAATTCACCTATAACAGTTGAACTAATTTTTATTACACCTTCTGAACCTGTGTGTGTTGCCATTTTTTTTCCTTGTATTGTTAATGTTAAGGTGTGCCAGAAGTAAATTGATACATAACTCGCACAACTACTCTGATACCACCAATGGGAAACAAAACTCCTTCATCAGTAGATACTTCTACTATTTGAGTTTGTTTTGCGAACCCACCTCGTGTTCTATCAGAATTTAATGAAGTTTCAATCGTAGTGATTAACTCATTACGTTTTGTGTCAA